TTACTTATTGAAACAGAAATACTGTGCAGCTTGTTGATTGAATACATCGAAACTAGCTTGATCCCTACTCTTATTTGCCGGGTCGTGACATATAATCAAATTATCACGCACGTCCCAAAGCATAATGTAATGGCCGCTCCTAGTAAAGTACCCAGGACCCATACTAGCAACGACTAAGGAGCCTTTATTAATGGCGTCAATAACCGTCTTCGTTGAGGCTGTCTGCAAAAAATGAAGACCGAATTTTGAGGCAACCCACGGGAAAAATGACCACGCTGTGCCGCTATTATAGGTCCGAAAACCACCCTCTAAAGCCATTTGACATGCTTGTACCGGGGTAATTGACCTATTTATCCATGTAGCCAGAATCATAGCTATTGATGTTGGCCCGCAACCTGAACTACCTATTGTCTGCCGTGGGTCATTATGACTGCTAAACATGATGTTTTTCCAACGCTGGTCAACCTGGCTGTAGTATACCGGCTCAGGGCCGCTATACATTTTAGGAGTGCCATTTAATATAACTAACCAGGTGTTCGGGCCTACAATGCCATCTACAACCAATCTGTGTGCTGCCTGATATTTCTTAACAGCAGCCTCGGTTGCTGGACCAAAAATTCCGTCAACACGTCCTGGATTATAACCCAGTTCATTCAAGTATGTTTGCAAATTAGCCACGTCTTGTCCACGACTTCCGCGCCTGATAGTGTTTAACATCTATTTCTCTCCTTTCTTACCGATAATCCGCATCATGGTTGATGACAAACCGCTTCCAATGCTCATGGGTATTAAATTCATAAGGTCAAAGCGATTCCTTAAAGCTGAGGTGCCACCGCTAACAGATAAAGATGTCAGAAACCACCCTAAATGTGAATCAAAGTTAAAATTTAAGTAACTAAAAAAGTCGAATTCTCCTTGCCAGCAGACAACATAACCTATTGAAACCACTAAAACAAAAGCTATTTCATCAGCTACATTGTCAGGCAAAAAACTGAAACGATTTAATGCCTTCTGGATAAAGGCTTCAATCATCTTATAAAGTGTATCTATTAAAGGCGCTAAAAAAATTAATGCAATCATGCCTATGATTAATGGCACGAATGGTGACTCATAAAAACTGCTGGTTGAATAATATTGATCTACTGGCATAATCTCACCTCCGGTTAACAAAAATCTCACATCATTTTTCATTGGTAAGGATAAAGCTTTCTAGTACCTTTTTCCTTAGGTTATAGGAATCTCCGTGCTTAACATGACCAAGCCAGCTTTGAATTGTAGCATTTATTTTTTCTAAGCTTATTTTTCCAGCCTTAAATTTACGCTGAAAAGCTTTTAATTTGCGTTTCATTCTTTTAATACTGCTTTTTCTAATTTTCCGATGGGTTGGCCAAATCCGGTAACCGCAAAAATCAATGCCCTGACTTATTGGAAATATGCCTGTTTTACCATTCAATTCTAGGTCAAGGTAATGCCGTAAAAATACTTCTATATCCCGTTTAATTGACCATAAAATTGTCTTGTCATGGCATAGAATAATAAAATCATCCATATATCTAACATAGTGCTTTATTTGTAATTTTTCTTTAACAAAATGGTCTAATTCATTTAGATAAATATTTGCGTATAATTGACTTGTTAAGTTACCAATTGGCATGCCTTTTGAGTTAATGTTTTTATCATCAGCAACACTATCTATAATCTCATCAATTAACCATAAGGTGCTTTTGCAAGCTATCTTTTTTCTTATTATTTTCTTTAAAATATTGTGATTAACAGACGGAAAATACTGTTTTATATCGCATTTTAAACAATATATCTGAGGGTAAAGATGTTGCAACTTTCTTACAAAATACGTTGTCCTATCTGCTGCCGCATGAGTCCCTTTTCCGTTTCTGCAGGCGTAACTATCATAGATAAATGCTCTTTCAAAAATCGGCTCTATTACAGCACATAACGCATGATGAACAACCCGATCTTTAAATGGTAAAGCGGCCACAAGCCTTGTTTTAGGATCATTGACATAAAACTCTCTATACCTTCCAGTCTTATATTTTCGATATATTAATTCGTTTTGAATTTCGATCAAATTTTCTTCCAGATTAGCTGTAAACTCTATCACTTCACCATTATTACGCTTATTTTTCCTTGCCATAAGGTATGCCTCATATAAATGATCAAATTGGTATATTTTCTCAAATAAATTAGTATATGTCTTTGGCATGCACCCTCCATGATTTATTGCGATTACAGCGGTTTTCGGGATTTTCACCCCTACTAACCACTGTAATCTGTTAATATTTTTTGCCGACTGCATAGCAGTGTGACAAGGAGCCAGATTCCTTTATCTGAGCACTGGATAATAACCCAATAGGATATTAACTTCTGGCAACCAGACAGAGCGGCGCGAAACCCGATGTTGTTGTTCGTGTTCGACGGGAGATTGTTCAAATTCAAGGCAAAGCCGGAACGGGCACCCGACCCATTGTTCCAATTGCCGCCACGGAGCGCGGCCCGCGCATTACAACCTGGCCCCTAAAAGCTTATTCATTTCTTTTAATAGACTTAAACCAGCCACCAATCATTCTGCCAATTTCATTAAGCATAATGGCCCAGTTTTCATACTTTTTGAATGGTAGAAAGCCCAACTGCATTGATATTCTGATAAGCGACCGCAAGAAGTCCAACTCTGTGTCAAGTTCCTGCATGGTTGTCTTTTTGTAGTATTTTTTGTTTGTTACTATAACCAAATTCAGCAGTCTATACATGGATTGCTTTATGCCAGCTGCAAGTGTGAATTTTTCTGACTTAGGAAATTGACGCAAAGCTATATATCCATATGCGATCATGTCTTCAACCTTTTGGCGTATTTTTAATTCTTCTGGTGCTGACATTATGTCACCTCTCAAATTGTTCCCTAAAGGGGCCGGGCTATCACCCGGCCTTCAGATTAACTGGTAACAGATTCCAGATTACAAAGACAAAGCGGCGCGAAACCCGACGCTGAGGCTCGTGCTCGACGGGAGAAAGTACAAATACAAGGCAAAGCCGGAACGGGCACCCGACCCATTGCTCCAATTGCCGCCACGGTGCGCGGCCCGCTGGCCATAAATGCTGGTATAAAAAATGTCCTTATATTCCTCACTTCCACCACTGCTTACAGTAGCAGGTAAACCCATGCCAACAAGGTTTGTCTCTGTCCTTAATGTCAAAAAGCTAGCCGATTGTGATGCACCATAATCACCAGTAGATGAAGGGCTGTTATTGCTCATCTGCGGAGATAACTTAGCTATGGCAACTCCGTCTGCATGGGCTGCTATGGTAGAACCATTACTGCCCCTGGTAACCGTTAAGCTTGTCCCATTAACTGCGGTTACGGTTACCTGCTCATTTTCAATTTGTAGTACATCATTAACAGCCGGGTTAGCTGCTCCTGGCCCAAGAACCAGGCTTTCATAATCAAAGGTTGATACAGCATCGGTGTTATTAAGGCCGACACCATTGATCTTAGCCGAATAACCACCGGGGATAATACAGTAATCAGTTAACTGTATAATTGTTGCGTTATCGGCATGCGCACTGGCTGCAGTTCCGTTTTGCCCTCTCAGGCAGCCTGTTAATGTAGCCGATCCATCACCATTTTTAACCATGTTCCCATAAATGATATATTCATCCGTATTAACGCCCTCGGCCTTGATCAGGATTAACCCATTAGCAGCAGGCCAACTGTCAATATCCTGAATATTATCAATAACAATGGCTGAATCAGCAGCAGTAATTCCATCAGCATCATTTAATAACGCCTGTTTTTGATGCTGGTAAACGCCGGCATTAATAAGGAAATCGACCCATTCAAAAACGTTACCGACAATGTCAAAAATACCGTTGGCCATTCCATTATGCGCCCAAGTAACAGGTCCGCTTCCAGTAAGGACCCTGGAGCAAGCTTTGGAATAACTGGCATTGTAACTTGCCAGAATTGGGTCAGTAACTCCATAATACTCGTAGCTGTCCGGATCGCGGTAATCACGCCCCCAGAAGTTGTTGCCGCGAATATCATGCCCCAGCAGCTTAATTAAAAAGCAAACTGCAGCCCATTCCCTCATTGTTACAAGATGACAAGCACGGCCATTAATAACCCGGTTGGCGCAGGCCGTTTTGGCATTATTCCAATCAATATCCGTCCAGGGCACCACTCCGGCCCGGCTTGCAGCCGCAACCAAACCAGGCGCGTTTGCTCCTGTCGTGCCCCTGGACAATGATGTTGCATCAGGCTGGCTGCACTGGTATTTATCAAACCAGAACCCGCCTAACATCAAGTCTTTAGGCGGGAAATTACCACTTTCCCAAATTCCTGTCGGAACCCTGAATTTAGGAACATACACCATATGACTGGCCACTGTGACGCCGCTTCCATCAGACTTACTGTTGTGCAAAAATACCTGTTCTCTGGTACCAGACATTATTTGATCTCGCAATTCCTGCAAGCTAATAGTTGGCATTATTTATTACCTCCCTGGTCGGGCAAAGCCCATACTTTAATTTTCGCATCCTGGCCCATATCGGGAACGACAACCACCTGCTCCATGACCTCCTGACCGTTCTCATCAGCTTCACCGGTTGGAGCATTTTTATATTTAATGCCAGGCAGCTTAACCTCTGCCACCAGCCAAAAAATATCCCTGTTGTCATCAATGTGGTACTGGCCATCAACGCCGGCATAAAAGCGGACCGTTTTTTCATCGTAATCCTGGAACTTTGTCAAATCCCATTCCTTTTGTGGAATTTGCACATCACCAAGCTTAAACGCCTGAATAGTGAGCTTATTTCCGTCGATACTAACGGCAGGGTTTGGACCGTTTACTTCAATAATAGGCACATTAAAGACCTCCTTTTACGTTAAAATTTGATAATCAAATCCACCTGTCCACTTGCCGCTGTTGTAAACCACAAAAGTATTAGCGGCTTTGACAACCCAAACCTCACCCAGGTAACCACCGGGGTTTTGAGTGGGCGTAATACGCACCCGGTAGTTTGTATGCCCCAGGTTATGTGTAACTGTAGCACCTGTTGGCCCGGCAAAATTTCCGGTACCGGATAAAGTTTCTAACTCCATTTGATCTAACCTTGCATCAAGGTTGGCATATCCTCCGCGGGCATTTTCAACTTCAGTCTTAGTAGCATCAAACCGTGTCTTAAGGTATACGTCATTATTAATTAAGTCCTGGTGAATCGGGTCCCAGGTACTCGGCGCAGCCGGATCGGTCTCCTCCAGCTGGCGCACTCTGTCTTTCCAAGTGTTTTGACCTAACAGATCAGGCATTCAAATACCTCCTTAAAATTCCTCGTCGAAGTAAAATTCCATCTCAACATCAGGCTCTTTGGTTTTTGCCCCCATTGTCTTACGGGCAGCTAATTGTCCGGCGCTGTCGATTAAGCCCATTTCCGTAAAGGCATATCCGTTGCCCTCATCAGTGCCAAGGATAACGGAATACCTTACCGCAGTGTCGTTTATCCTTTCTTTACTGGCCACTGGCTTCCTTATGACTTCATTCTCCAATTGAATGTCGTCTTCAGTTGGTGGAATAGGCTTGGTAATGTCGTCGGGATCATGGCCGCCGGTACCCATTGCAATATGCGTAACAGTCGGTAAAACTATCTCTCCATTCCTGGCCCTGGCTATTGATATACGGGCCAGCTTAGTGGTAATGGAATTCATTAGATCACTCCTTGCTCAATTATGCGTCCATCCTTCATAACCTTAACTCCGGCATTATGCCTCATTGGGTAAGTTTTTAATTGCCGGAAACCGTTTAGTAACTCACCACCCCACAATATTCTGCCGCTGAGGGTATTAATCTTTTCACTCAGCCCGGCCCGATAACATAATTTCTCACCACCTTTCAAAAGTAAGCTTCCGTCAAGCCAATTTCTAGGTGATAGCTTTAAAAATCCATCCAGACGGTACTTGTAATTTCCGCCGTCAAGAAGCCATCTGCCGGTACTGAGATCAAAATTACTGCCGGCAATTACCCCAGCACCAACCTTAAAGCTTGCTAAGGCAATGCGGACTTTGCCAATAGATAACTGAAAACCGCTGTTTAAAAGCTTACTGGCCAGCATAGTCCAGCTGCTATTTAAAAGCCTGTCTCCGGACAATTTATGATAATAGGCATCAAGGAAATTAAGCGGGTGCGGGCTATGTGCGGCAGCTGCCAGCCTCATTTTGTTGGTCTGGCTATTTTTTATCGTTATACCAACTAGCGCACCTGGTCTAATTAAAGAGCGCCCCGTTATAGGATGGCTATTCCGGCCTATGGCAACCTTATTGTTTAACCAGTAGCGGCCATCAAGAGCAAGGATCACGTTGGGGCTTGTATTTGCCGTCTGCAGTAAATTAATTTTGTCTGTTATCCTGGTATGACCAAATGATAGAATAAACGCGCCATCTATATGCTTATTGGCCGATATATACCATTGACCGTCAAGACCTCTGTCATTGCCCAGCCCGTGATAAAAAGCGTCTAAAAGCTGTCGCGGGTGCGGACTGCTGACAGATAAAATAAACCTGGTTTTTAAAGACAGGTTACGAATTTTTGTATCCGTAAATGTGCTTACGTTTGTCAATGAGCGCCCCGTTATAGGATGGCTATTCCGGCCTATGGCAACCTTATTGTTTAGCCAGTAGCGGCCATCAAGAGCAAGGATCACGTTGGGGCTTGTATTTGCCGTCTGCAGTAAATTAATTTCCGACCTGGTTCTTGTGTCCGCTAAATACCATGTGCCGTCAGCCCAGCCGCTGAAATTATCAATATTAAGCTCACCGTTTAGCCTGAAATTACCGTTTAAATCAAATAAAAACGGGTTTGGAGCAAGTGTTTTTCTACCGTCCAACAGTTTAATTCCGGGGTTAAATTCATTACCAAAATAACCGGTTATATTCAACCAATCGCTAAGTTTAAAAGGCAGCACAAACCTAGCTGTTAATGTAAACTGTAAAGCATAAATCTTACTTTCGGACGGCTTAACCTTGTTGATCATTTGCTTGGTAACCAGGTACTGGGTCTCCATAAACGAACCTTCGCCCAGGTTAATCTTTACCAAGAATTCAGCCCACCGGTTAAGATAGTCAAGTCTTGCAGTGGGGTCAAGCGCCTCCAGAGTTATACCACCGTCCAGGCTTGTATTAGAATCAAGAAACCTCCATTTGTATTTTTCAAGGTACAAAGGGTAAACCTCACTATCAAGGTAACCCAATAATGTTAGTATTTTTTCCATGCCTGGCTTTGTGCCAGTTTCCGAATATATCTCAACTGCGGCAAGCAAACGCAGACGGTATTCTTCATCAGACTCGCCACGGTAGCGGGGCATCTTTCTGTCTTTACCCAAAAGGTCCAAAGCTGCACCGGTTGTCGTGGTCACCAGTGACTGCTCACGCAGTAAAAATATTGACTCCTGTAAATCATCCAGCCCAGGCCCCAGCGCAGATGCCAATTTATATATATCTGTGTCCTCCGGCTTTGATTTTCTCTTAAAAATCACATGGGCTAAGCTGTAAAGGTACTCGGTAAAATTCATGCAACCACCCTCTGAACCGTTACATTAACCGCTCCCTTAACCAATAGCTGCCTCTTACTTACAGCTATATCATCAATCGGTGAGATAATATTAGCCTTAATAACATAGTCAATGCTCAGCAAATTAAACCTTACCTGGTCCACCAGCAACCCATATTCAGGAGATACTTTTTTAATATCCGGATGTTCAATATCTCCATAGTTGAACATAATATCAATAACGCTCTCGGCCTCTGCTTGAATTTCAGATTCATCCCCGTAATCAGGGTCAAGGTATAAAATAACCTCAAAATCAACTTGCACAGGCTCAGGCTTAATTACCAGTAAATCAGCTATTAAAGACTTTTTCTTATCCAAATACTCTTGCACGGTAGACACCAAATCATCGGAAGGTATTCCGGCAGTGCCGGTAATAATTACATCAACCGTGCCCTGGCCGCGCGGGTGTTGGCTATCCACATTAACCACTACAACGCCTGGTATTTCCTGCGCCCATGAAATGTAAGCATCATCACCGGCACCCTGTGACAACTGACTCCACCTGTCTTTTGCACGTTGGCGCAAGCTATCATCAGATTCGGTATCAGTTCCTTCACGAGTGACCCATGATTCACTGTTGGTAACGTAATCGACACCGGGAACGTTGGTTAATAACTTGTTTATCATCCCTTCGCCAACGTTATAAATTGACCCGGCAAATTCGGCAGTAACCTCAACATCAACTCTCAATGACCCTTCAGTAAGCACGGCTTGACTTGTGGTTGTGAATTTCAACCTGTCTCCGTACCTGTCAGTTTCAGTAGTTACCACAGTTCCCGGAGGTATAATCACATTTGGACCGTCAGCGTTTCGGCAAAACCCCACCAACCCTATTGTTTTTTGCTCCAGCTTTCTTAAAACTCCGTATTCTGCAGCTTTTAAATCAAGCCAGTCTTCGGTAGCTGTATCAAGGTACATTTGCGGGGCAATACTTTTTAGCAGCGCATAAAGATCAGCCACGCCCTGGTTGCACTTTTCCAGTAATGTGTAGAATACACCACCGGGGCGAAAATTGGTTATCCTAAAAGCCGAATTACGTAAAGCCGAAACAGTTGAATTCATTAACTCGGTAAATGTCTTGATTGGTATTAATTCTTCCGGCTTCATAAACTGCCCCCCTCAATACTTATCCCTTCCTGGCTAACCAACAAAACAATTGCAACCTCTTGCGGTATGTCTTGCTCATCATTAAAGGCATCATCGGTTGGAGAGAAGAGAACCGTTATTTTAATCCTTTGCAAATCCCAGCTACTAATTTCAACGCTGATAGATTCCTTTTTGATTCTCTCATCCTGGCTTAACCTATTCTTAATTGTTTGCTCTAGCTCAAGGCGGTTTAGCTCTGTGTTTTCCGTTTGAATAAAAAACTGCAGACCAACACCATAATCCTCATGCGCCCATAAATCCCCGGGGAATGTAAGCAGCAAATGCTTTGCATCCTGGATCAAGCAGTCCAGGTCTGTCACAGTCTCGGCATCACCGTCAGCCGCGACCACGAAATTTCCCTGCGCGTCCAACATCAGGTCTTCCATTCTAACCACCGCCTCATAACTTTGCTATCACAATAAACCGCTCTCCCTCTTCGATCGGAACGGCTGCAACCTGGTCGCCGTCTTTTAGGGGTGCTTTAAACTTTATCTTTACCGATAAGGTGGCATCGGGAAGGGTCAAATCTCCCTCCCTGGTATGATCTTTTAAATACTCTGCCACCAATGCGTCTTTGGTGCCGTATCCATCAATAGTAATCTTGCCTCCGGCATAGGCCCCGATCACAGCAGTGGACCTGGTGATCAAAAAAGGCTCGGATGGATCACCATACATAAAAGCAAGCTTGACAACATTACCTACTTTAAGAGAGTAGGGAAGGGGCTGACATTTTACTACCGGGGTTTTTGCATCGTCGCTACCCTCATTGGTGAGTGGCTGCGCCTGTATGCCATCACCCAGCGCCGTGATCCGTGCGCTTGCGCTTAGGTGATACCTGCCGGCAAGTTCCGGAAAGAGCTTTATTACGGTCTTTCTAATTACCTCCATCAACTTGTCAACCCGGCTGTCCAATTAAGCCACCTCCGCCAGCTCCCGGAAGAAAATTTCCGTCCTCAAAGAACCCTGCTCATTAATGAAGTGATGCACTGTTTCCGTAATGTACCTGCTGCTGGCCACCTCCGGCCAAATTATTTCAATCTCCTGGCTATGCCCTACAAACGGTGAGGAAACTGTCAGCAACCTGCCACCGCCTGCCGTATCTCCTGCAGAACGCTGGCCGGAAGGTTCACGGTCAGCGCTGAATTCAAGCTCAATGATATTTTCACCGTACTGGTAGCTGTAAACAGGTCCCGGCCTTGGCTTTGGCGCATCCCAGTAAAACTTTTTCTCACCGTCGAAGTAATGATCAAAGTTTAAACCCCAGGTTGTGTTTACCCGCTTTACCAGATCGGAAACATTTTCGCCGGCTGCAACAAAGCTTGGTTTCTTTGGGTAAACGTCCTCAACTAAACTAAACGTTGAAACACCTGCCTGCTGCAGCCCGAACTTAATTACATCCTGCGGTACCACGTCTAAAAAAGTTTTAGTTATATTTGTCTTAAAAAGCTTTATAGCTTCATCTTTACAGAGAAACCTCGGAGACATAGGTTCGGACACATACCCGGAGAATACCTTCCAGGAATTATTTCCGTCATAGCCTATTGAAATATCAATGGCAGAATCTTTTGCTAATCCCAAATCAGGCAGGCCCAGCTTAAAAGTAAACTCGGCAATGTCTGCCGGCTCCTTACGTGAAAGCCATATGTCCAACTTGGAAAAAAGGTTTCGGACCGTTCCACCGCTTGTGTTTAACTCAACAAAAGGTGAGAACATATCAGACATTATTCGCACCTCTCAGCCAGCTTAAAATTCTGCTTCCCAAACCTGGCTTGCGCTCATCTTTGGCCGGGGTTTTACTTGTTTTATTTTCTAGCATTCTAAAATCAGCAACGCTCATCGGCTTAATTGGCTTATTTTCCAGCATTCTAAAGTCAGCAACACTCATCCGCTTAGCCGGCGCTTTTGGCTTCGCCGCGGTCGGTGAAGCAGCTGCAGAACTTTTGGTGGCCGGCGCTTTTGGTTTTGCCGGGGGCGGAGAAGCTGCGGCAGAACTTTTGGTGGCCACCGGAACCTTAATGGGAATATGTTCAGAGAACTCGCAAATGACTATTATTTTGTCGCTTTTGTTGTCTTCATAGCTCCTGAAATTTGTAAATATAACTTCGGAAATGTTTCTTGCAGCAGCATGTTTATTGATTAATTGATACACACCAGGTTTCTCCTGATCAGGAGAACTCCGGAATATTTTTTGAAATTGCGCAATCTGTTCGGTGCAGTCACCGCCTTCGGTCTCTGGCAGAAGGTTAACAGTTAACCGAACTGTTGCATTATCAAAGCCAACTGCCTGCGTTACCTTGTCTTTTTTACCTTGTATTTCAACCTGGTCCAATTTGACAGCGCCTGTTATCTCAATGCTTTCAAATACGCCAGGCAGGATAACGCTACCCACTTTTACTTGTCCGGTGTCGGTTGTTATCAGCAGTGGCATTATCCCGCCTCCTTACTTAATCCCCGCTCATAGCAAGGTATCTATAAGCCATATCAATAACGTCGTCATAGTTGCCTTTGTTTGCCTTATCACTTTGCACCACCACAACCAAGGGGCGCTGCCTGCTTTCCCGGTATGTTTCCTTCTCCTTTTGAACGGATGTTTCACGCACATACTCGCGCATGCTTGACCCGGAAGTGCCAAATAATTTTCTATCCAAACTCTCACCGGAACTAACATCCGGGGCAGGGAAGTCCGGAAACTGCGGAAAATTAGGCCAGTCGGGAAAGTCCGGCAGCTGCGGTATATCTCCCAGCTCCGGGGCAACCTGTACGGTTATACTTTGATTTTTAACTGCTTGCGCGGCGTCTGCATTTATCGGCGCAGTTAGTGCAGCGCCTGCCAATACGGCTGCGGTTGCAGTTTTTAACAAGCTCGATCTTGATGCTATCCCGCCGGCGAAGGTCTCCACCAGGGCCGCGCCGGAGCGGGTGAGAGCGGAGAGAGGACCTTCTTTGGCGTCCGAGAAGGGGAGGAGTCGGCGCAACTTCGCCAAACCTGCCTTTACAGTTTCCGCCGGCGCGTTGATTACATTTTTAATCCCTTGGGTGAACGCCTGGATCAACGCTTGTCCAGATGCTAAAAACTCAGCTCCCTTGGCCCTAATTGCCTGAATGATCTCTGAAATCTTTTGAGGTATAAGCTGCACCAGGTTATTAAATATGTTAGCCGCAGTGGTCTTTATCGTGTCCCAGTTCTGAGCAATCAGCAGCGGGATGCCGATAACCGGCATCAATACCGCCAGCACCATTGGGCCGTACTGTTGAATAACTCCGATGATACTTTGGAATACTCCGGAAAACCATTCACGGGCTGCGGCAAATTTGGTCTTAAGCGCGTCCCAGGTTCTACCTAGAAAAGCCGTTACCGCATCCCAGTTTTTCCAAAGTGCAAAGAGCGCCACACCCAGCCCGACTATGGCCAGTACAATCCACGTGATCGGGTTGGCCAGAAGGGCTGCCGTGAAGCTCCAAACGCTAGCTATTAGCTTTGGCAGCGCCGTTGCTGCCGACCTGGCTGCGGTTACTGTAAACTGCGCAATGCCGGTGATAAGGGACCGGATCGCCAGGTACGCTTTAGCTGCTCCGGCCACGGAAAACCACAACAGGCGGGAGGCAAAGGTAGTCAAGGCTGGGGCAGCGCGAGTGACTATGACACGTCCTAAACTTCTAGCAGCATTAGATAAAAGACCAAACCTACCACTTGTCCAAATCAATGCTTGTCGTATCTTAGCAAAAGCAATGAGCGTATATCCGACAACCATAACCAAGCCTGAGCCAATAGCCAGTATTGGTGCAAGTATAGCCAATGATACAGCTCCGATAGTAGCAAGCAATAAGGCTGTACGCACAATAGTTGGATGCGCTTTAGCCAAACCTTTAAAGGAATTAATCATGTCCCTAATTGTTGGGACAAAGGCTACAATTAAAGGAGCCAGCTCATCTCCCAAGGTCTTTTTAAATATGCCCCAGTTTTGGTTTACCAATTGCAGCCCGGACCCCAGGTCATTATTCATAGCTGTAGCCATAGTTTCCACATAAGCTGTGCCCTGGCTGGTTGCAACACCCAAAGCACCGATATTATCCTGTAAAGATCCCACCTTACCATACAATAGGTCAATCATGGCTACAGCTTCATCAGTACCGAATGCCTTGGCGATCTGTTGTTTTTCAACCGCATCCAGCGTTTCTCCATACTTACTTCTCATTAAATTAAGTATATCCACAACGCCCAGCAGCTGGTTGTTGGCATCCACAAAGCTTAGGCCCAATTGTTCTCCGGCCTTTGCTGCAGACTGTACAAAAGCTCTATATTTTGTACCTGCCTCACCGCCAGGCATAGTCGCTTGCAGCATCCCCAATACAGCCAATTGCTCCTCAAAAGGACGTTGGGCAGAAGTTGCCGCAGCCCCTAGAGTTGTAAGCGCCTGCGCCATTTCAGTACCGGTAGACTTAAACTGATTCACACTGGCTGCGATCCCGGCGCTAAACATTTCTCCAAATTGAGCGTCGGACATAGAGGAATACATATCTTTATATATCCCATAACCAGTAGCAAAAAGACTGGTCATATCGGCGACAGTAGCCTTTGTAGCCTTAGCGGTCAGCGCTGCCATAGCCGTATATTCACCCACAGCGCTATCAGATAAGGATGCAATCCCGCCCTTAATATCATAAGCGGCTGAGATAAATTCAGGCACGGTAGTGCCAGACCATTTCGAGGCAAATTCAGTTCCCGCATTTGATATTGCATCCAGGTCTTTTACACCAACTGAAGCCAGCTCACCAAGTCCCTTTTGGGATGCTATAGTCTCGTTCAATATGCTTCCCAAGCCGCTCATCACTTGGGATGCGGCTCCCTGCATCATGGTACCGGATACAGCCATTCTGTTGCCAAAATCAATCATTGAATTAGCTCTTTGCATAGTGGCTTCCAAATTCATCACCGTTCTGGCCATATTCCGAACTGGACCAGAAAGCCTGTCTACAACACTGAATATGGCTGACAGTGTATATAAAGCTTCCATGTATTGACTCCTTCCTTCTTTTGGTATAAACTACCTTAAAAGGGGGGATTGATTACCATGTTTATGACCTTGTTTATCATTCTAGCTGCTTGCTTTGGACTTGGTGCGGTTATTGGATTTACATATGCTACGATTCGTTATGGAATACCAATTATAATATTTGGAATTAAAGTTATATTAGGTGGTATCATTGGTATATTTTCAGCTCTTTTTGGTGGAATGAAAGCGGGCTGGGAAGACGCAAAACAAAATATGCACCGGCTGCCATAAGCCGGTTTTTTATTTCCCAAAAGCCTCATCCAGCGCCATCAATACGCCCCGCTTAACTGCCAAAGCGCGGCGGTCCTCGTAGAAGTAAGCAAGGGCCGCCAGCTCTAAAAACTCCTCGTCACTTGCTTTAGCCAATTGCCCAGGCGATATTCCAAAGTGGTACCGTATAATTGCCTCCGCCTGGTGTAAGCCGTCTTCGCGTAACTGCTCAACCCGGCTTACAATTTGGTCGATAAAAAATCCTGAGTTACCCCGACAATCTTTTGTAATTCCCCACCATAGGCAATAATTATGCCCGGTTTTTCTTCTGCCGCTTTACGCACTACATCAGCCGACGGGTACAATAAACAGCCGTATACCAGATTATTCATGGACTTATAAACGTCTTTCAAAGACTCCTTGGTGAACCTGGATAAATCCGGGCGGCCCGGCTTCCTAAAAATACAAACCGGCAAAAGGGAATCTTCATCACCCTCAATCTTATACACGTCACCATGTTCCTGTTTCCACTTCTCAATTTGCTCCTGTGAGATAACTTGTTCCATCCCAAATCCTCCTCATTACTTGATAAAATCCTAAATTTAGTCAAAACAACTTGATGAACCAATACTCAAGTTTTAATTAGGCTCCAGTCCATCCCGGACAATTCCGCCCAAAATATTAATTTCGTATTCAACCTTGGACTGTTTATCGCCCTGGCTGCCGGAATGGCTTACCTTGTTGATCTTGCAGCTCTTCAGCACATCGGTCTTGGTGGGCTGATCCTCGTTGGCATAACTGACAGTAATAGGAAAGGGCGGAAGTTTATAAAGACTGGTTTTTTGTCTTTTGGCGTAAGCTATAAATTTGTCATGCTCTTCCTTTAACAGTGTTAATTTTCCTTCGGCGCTATAGTTTCCGGCACCGTAACCGGTAGGATTAGAACCCTTGCCGTATACGGCTTCAATTTCTTTACCGTCAGAATACTCAATACCTTGAATATCAACGGCTTCTCCGTGCGGGAGCATAACTGAAATATCCTCCCAGCTATACTTTTTACCGTTAATCAATTAACCCAAACCCCCTTATTAAGACTGCTGGAACGGGTTCTCGTACCCGATTTCAAGTTCAAGCCAGCGCATGGTTGCCATCGGCACTATACGAACTTTCACCCTCAGGGTAGAAGTGGCAAGTACATCCTGATCGCGCGGGATCACCACTCTGCCACCGGCAATTTCACCGTTCCCAGCCATAATATCCAAGGGTGCTGTAAGGCTTGCCTCAATCGCCGATAAGCTCTTATCCTGGTTTAAAGGGTCAATCTCTGCATGCTCATACCTTAATCCGGCAGTCCTTACCAGTGAACAAGCTTTGTCCATTGGCCGGCGCACTTCAACAAATCTAAAGTCGCTAATTACTTCCGCAGCTATCCGGCCGTTAGTAACATAAAAACCGTTCAGCCCGATATATTGCCGGAAAGTTATAAAGCCTGCTTCATCCAGCGCCAGTATGTGTCCGTCATTTATTCCTACCGGTCTAAGACCAATCACCGCCGGCAAGCTTCCGGTCATAACTTTACCCGGTGACTGCTGCACCGGAATTGAACTAACACGCCCTGAATATATCCCGGCTCCATTCCTGGTTACGCTGCGCCCGGTACCCATATCAATAAGTTCCAGCTGGCCAGCGCAGATAGAAACCCTGGTGCTTGCAAAAGATGCCTTGGCTGCCAGCAGATCGGCAACCCATTGGTCAACGGTATCACCTTCGGCAGGCGCTGCGGCCTCGGCCAGAAAGTGAATAAACCTAAATTTGGCCTCAGCTTCTAAAGCCTTCACATCCAAAGCAGCCCACATAGCCGCATCCGATTCTCCCACAACATGAATAAATTCATATAAATAGCTTGAATCCAGCAATACCTCAATGGCATTATTAACGCTATTTACACTTGCCTGAGGCGCTTTGGTTTTAAATTCGTACTTGTCGTCAGCTAAAAATGACTGGTCCGGATAGGTAGCAAATTCAGTGAACTCCAAAGTAATTCCGGTATCAGGCACCACATAACTTAACCCGGTTGGAACCGTTATTTTTTCACTGAAATTATCTCCACCGTCCAAACTATATTTAAAGGTAGCTGCATTTTTAGCACCGGAATCAACGATCACCACAACCGCCTCATAAGCGTCAAGCGGACTGCCACTGGCTGTAATGTTACCCTGGCCGGTCTTGGTTGCCGTAATACTCCCAATGGTACCTGCTATATCGCTGCTGGCTTTAACCGCATACACAACCCTGGCCCCGGCGGCAAATGCGTCATAAAGCGCACCGCACAGCGGACCTGTGCCAAACAAATCTTTAATTTTTCCAGGGTCTGTGACAGATACAATCTGACCAACCGTACCGGCTGAACATACGCCGATCTTAGCCTGCAGCCCGGCTGAACCTGATGGCAGCATACCAAGGCCGCCATCCAAAATATTAATATTAACATCCGGCAGAGGCATTATTTAACCCTCCTTATCGGCCCGGCAAGCCATTTGTCACGGGCTTTTAAAAACTCATCCTCGGTAAGCTCTTTACCACGGCCCCAGTTGTTTGCAGCTTTCAAACCTGCCAACATCCATAGCGGCATATTATGTTTGTCAGCCAGCTCCTCAACCGGGAAAGTTTTGTCCTCCTGCTTCAAAGTAAGCGTTGGCTCATCCTTTTTAGCCATTTTCAATTTCCCCCTCAATAACCATAACCTCATTCATGTTTAATAATTGCGTTACATTGTCCTTATAGACACCGCCTAAAAACTCAATTACATAGGCGGCTCGTTCACGTTGGGAAGCTGCCCCGGTATCCTCTTCAGGATCACCCATGCTGACATCAATTAAAACGCAGTTGCCATTGCCATCCAGCAGCCTTCTGTCCAGGCTCGCCAGAAATAAAGCTGTTATGCTCTGCAATTCCGTTTCGTCGCGGTGTGCAATAGTAATTTTGGCCGGAACAATTCGAGAATAAATCCTCCTCCTGTAAGTCTTGGTTGCTCCTTCTTGCGATACGGCCACCTTGCTGCCGTCATACTTTAGAGATTCTTTCCCGAAAACAATCTCGGCAAATAGCCTGGCCTGGTGCTTAGTGGCTTCAGCTGCTCCAACACGTATATCAGCTATACCAGCAGCGTACAGTTTTTGAACCAGGTAATCCCGGCAGGCGTTTATCATCTAAAGCACTCCTCAATGGCATCACTAATAATTTTGTCAATCTCGGTCCGGTCGTCATCATTAATGCCGATAAACGGCCTGGCCGGTATCTGCACTTCTTTTTTCTTAACCCATTTGCCGCCAACTTTAAAGTGCAGATACCGGGAGCGTTTAACCTTAATCCTGCGTCCTGTTTGATGTGTAGATGCCCGCTTGTCCATCGTTCCGACAATAACCTTGTCCGGCCTAGCCCGGTAGGAAATGGAGTTTTTCAAAGTGGTCGTATCGGTCAGCGTCTGTCCACCTTCCGTCCTGGCCCTGATAGATGGAGGCCATTTCCTGCCATCAGGTCCGGTCTCGGTCTTGAAGCGTTCAGCGGTACTCGTTACCAGGTACTCACCGATCTCCTTATGCAAAGCTGTAAAGTTTAGCCTGGCCAGACGGTGCATACCTCTTTCCAACCTGCTCCAATCACCTTCGAGACGAATACCACTCATTACATATCATCCAATCTGTGCCTGTTGAATTTTCTGCCGTTACTTAAAATCGAAACCGCATTTTCAGGCGGCGGGTTGGCAACGCCCAGGGTGATAAGTCCACGGGCTATGTTTTCCAGCACCCTAACCGACGACTTGTAGCGTTCCTGGATAATCCGGTCTGAACCTTTTTCCTCATCAAAGCCGCGCCTGGACATTAAATTATAAAGCGCTATATCCACGCAGTGCTTTTTAATTACATTGGGGACCGGGTTAAACGGCACATCGTAATTTGCCATACAGTAACTATTAATCTCACTTGTCGCATCTTCGATTGCTTGATTAACCCGGCCTTCATTTATCTGGCCGGTATCCTCATCATCGGTACAGTCAATAATAACGTGCTCCGGTACCCGGCCCAACAAATCATCCAATGTGCAGTACATTACTTATCATCCTTACCATTACCATTACCCGGATTGGAACTTCCACCTTTGTCGCCATTAGGTTTCTTTTCCTCCTTGACGACTTCCACAACCAGCATTGGCTCAGCCTTCAGCTTTTCCAGTTGCTCTTTGGTAAATTTATTATCCGGATAAACAACCGGCTTGGACGGGTGCTCAACGCCGCAGCGCCGGAACCTGTCTTTCAAGGATATAATCTTAATAGTCATATTCCTTATACCTCCTGGTTAATATTAAATGTCCTTATGCTGCGCCCGTGCTGCCGTAAGCCAGTTGCCACAGCCCGTATCCTGCGTTATCCCTGCTGTCCACACCGTATAGAAACTCTTTGCGCATGAATACATTTTCATCATTCGGCTTGTCCATAGATGTAAACTCAGGATTCTTGCGGCGCTGGAAAATAAGCGGCTTAACCGGCTTGCTCGTATCCATCAAAAACCATGCTGCCGGCAGTGCCGCCAGGGCTGGCACAACCAAAAGCTCTGCCGTTCCCCTCATCACGTTTGTTGCTCCAGCGGCGGTTCTTTCGGCCAAAAGAATCTCGCGTCCTGTTTTGTCGTTCTGCGGGCTGACTACCAAAAGATTGGGCATAATATTCAAAGGCTTACCCTGATCATCTTTTAAGGTCATCATTTGCGCCCTGGCTGCAGCATAGGAATCCAGTGATAGTGCAGCCGTACCTTTATTGCTTTGCACCGGACCGTTTCCGTCTTTATGGTCTTCGTCAAAGAAATACTGGCCGTCATAACAAAGGTGCGTAAAGCCATTAATCAGTAAATCGAAAATAAGCTCATCCGGGTGCATGGCTGCTGATTCGCCAAGCGCCTGAATCATTGGAGAATATAAGCCAATGGTGTCGTCTTCAATGTCTTCCCTGTCCACACTTACTGTAGCTTCAAACGGCTTGTTCTTAATAGTGAACCCATAAGCCGAAAGGTTTTGAATTACACGATCACCGATCCACTCGCGCATGCGCGGCACCTTACCAAGCCATTTATATTCCTCAGATTTGGTAGAGGAGGGAACCACTGTTGCCACCTGTTGGAACATTGGTTTGGCGTTGGTAAAAGCCTGGTTGAAAATTACCTTAAATCCCCTGTAAACACTCTGTAATGCTGCCTGGTTAACAATCACAGTTCAATTCCCCCTTAATCAATCTCGACCCAAACGCCGTCAGCTTCTACCGCAATAACTTTGCCGGCTGCCGACCTGGTCCCGGCACCGTCTGTTGCCGCTACGGTTTGGTCATCCACAATATAGCAGGTGCCAAGCAGATCGTCTTGGGCAACCGGGTCTCCAATATCATTGGCAAACTTAAACACGCCGCGCTTAACTCGCACAATAGCGTCTCCGTCTGCCCCGCTGGAATTATCCACATACTCCTCAGCCCGACCGGCAACCTTCAGACCAACTGCAGTTGATCCAGGTGCAGCATATCCGGTAGCATTCAGCACTACCAGAGAGCCAGCAAATATCTCAGCATTAGCCGCAACATCAAGCGCAAGCACCTCGCCGCTGCGCTGCGGCGTGTTCCTATCCTTGGTTAATGCCGGCATTATTCTCCACCCCCGTAAAATTTCTTATAGGCATCATCATCAATGCCCAACATTTTGTTTACTAAAATCTGCATTTCGTCAGGCTTGCCCACTCCACTTGCGGGAGGATCGCCGCCGGCAATCTCCGTACCAACAGGGACAACCACGGGTGCGTGCTCCAGAAACGCCTTAAACCCAATCGGGTCTTTCAAAGCGTATTGCTCTGCCCAATCCTTTTGGGCCGGCGCTACCTTACCGGACTTCAGCGCCATTTGCACCAATTCGTCACGGTCTTTCAGGTCCAACCGTTTTTTGAGTTCGTTAAACTGCTCTACCGGAACATAACCGGAGGGGTTTTTCAAAGATACAATCTTACCCCTGGCTTGATCGGACGTTGCATTATCATCAAGTTCCAAAGTCTTTAAAACATCCTGTTTAAACGTTGTCAAACCTTCCAGCCGGCGGGCGGCGTCCTGCATTTTCTGCAGTGCTGCCGAAACCTGCTCGTCTGTTGCATTATCAGGAAGTCCCAGCGTCTTTAGAACCATTAACCTGAATTCCATTCTTTTTTCATCCTCCTCGTCATTGGGCACCAGGCCCTTATTAACCAAAGGCACCATTCCGTCTATTGCCGGCACATTGGTCAGCGCGGCTGAGTGCAGTATTGCCGCGCGTTTATCAGAATTGCGCACCCAAATCACCGGGCTAAGATACCGATACTCCTTATTCGCCAAATATTCAGACGCCCTTGGTGTCCATTCCACCCTTGCCCACAACCCTTGATCACCTTTGTTGATCAGCGTCTTAATCCAGCCTGCTGCCGGAGCCTGAGTACCTTCAAGTGTCTGGTGCTCATAGTCAATCACTACGTCATTGCTTTCCTTAGCGAAGTGAGCCATTATTTCTTCGTACGCCAGTTCGTCTGCCAAAAAGTCTCCTTTTTTGCTATGAACATTTCCGTATGGAACAATTTGTATCTCATCCGGTGCCCCTTCAATAGGCGTTCCTGTTAGTGGTAACAGCCTGTGTTTATTTTTGAAAGCAATCTCCTCCAATCGACTAACCCGTTAACTAACTGTTACCGTGTTACAAAATAGCGTTATTTCTTGCATAATATGCGTTATTTTGCGTTACTAACTTACAGCACATAGTTTCTACTGTATTAGTGTTAACCTCCCCTTAAAAAAGATTCTAGCGGCCTTAAAAAAGATATTAGATTTTTAAGCACCTCATTAGCCTGTTACATGAGCGTTACAAAAGAATTTAATATTTTAAAAACCCTTTATTTACGCGCGTTACATGGTGTTATCAACTCCTTTCAGCCCGGCGCAAGTATGCTCTTTTTAAATCATCCGGATACTTGCTCATATCTGGCTCCCATGCTTTCTTTGCCGGGTTTTGATCAAAGCCAGGGTCTGGCACTAAATGCCTTGCCAATTGCCCCGGTGGCGTCACCATTTCCGGTATTTTAGTTTCAACAGTTAGCCCCATCCTTTGTACATCTCTTTCAGACAAACTGCGCACCGCGCACCTGCAGCGGTATCCATTGGGGGGCCACCAGGTGTCCCATATCGGGTGATCCAGGGGGAATACCCTGCGGTCCATTGCTAAATGCGTTGGTCTTGTTCGAGAGTCATTAACCGCATCGTACATACCGTAGGGACGTTTCTTAACTACATCAGCATCATTCATGCGTTTCCAGCTGCCAACTGAATAGGCAGTCTGAATGTTTGTTCTAAATACATTGTCGGCCCGGTAGGGTGAAAGACCGTCCCATCCTTTACGCTCCAATAGATCATTAACGCTTTTGCGCCATTCGTTAAAAGTTATTCCCTCATCCAGCACCTTTTGTAACTCATTTAAAATGTCATTTAAAATATCCAGAGATACAATTCCGCTTATCGTAAAAGCCTTAGCTTTATACTCTTGTTCAAGCCGATAAAACTCTTTTGGCGTTAGCGGCACCTTATCTTTAAAGAATTTGATAGCTTCCTCAAATAGCGGCAGTGAATCAAAAATATTATCAGCCATCGGCCATCAGCCTTCCGTAAAGGTCAGCCACAAACATCGCCCTGGCTATAATGTCATCAAGCTCACCGGTATGCATACTTCCGTATATTTGAATTAATTTACCCCTCAGTTCTTCCGGAGAAGATGCGCTGCGCACAGCTTCAATAATCGGCTGCACCAACTGCTTTAAAACAGGAACGGCCATCTTGATCGAGTTATCTGCAAGTCCATCTAAATTTCTTTGCGCATCCATTGGGCTGTCTTTATTAGCCAGCGCTAAAATCAATCCATCCAAAATGCTGCCCGTCTTCATCGGCAGCGCCGCAGCCGGGGCAGGGGAGGGGGCTGTTAATAATTCCTCATCCTTTTCAGGTTTAGGTATACCAAACTTGTCATACACATGGTCTTTAGCCACCGGCAGCCCCATGTCGATTACAACTGTTTTATATATCTTTGAAGTTAACTCCAGGTCTTCCGGAGGCTCATAATTAAACTTCAGCCAGGGCAGCCGGCGCAGATTAGCTCCGGGAATATTAAATTTAACCAGTGGCTTAATTACATGCTTGCGCAAGGTTTCAGACAGAGACTTGCAATCAGCCTCAACCAAATCCTGGCGTACTCCCTCATGGGTTTGGCTGGCAGCATAACTGCCTGTTTTGCCAACATCAGTGGTCAGAGTCTGGCCAAGTATTGCCTTGGACATTTCGCGGTTACAAAATTCAGCCAAAGCCTCATAGATATTATCAGCGCGACTGACCGATTCAACGAATTCAATTTCAGTGCTCTTTGAGATAATGCCGGCAGCATCACTGCCTAATTCCATCACCGCCTGACGCAAAGCGTCCCGGTCTTCCTTGGAAGTCGATTGGTCATACTTGCCAAGCCTCAGCGGCATTCCATAAACTTCAGCAAAAGCAACCCAATCTTTGATACCGTAATTTTTGAACAAGTACATCCAGGCAACTACCCGGAGCACTCCGGCCCTGGACGGGTGCCCGGACTTGGCCTTATACTTATGCACCACAAATTTGTTTTCCGGCAGCTCCATACCAATGGCCATATCACTTTCAGTCAGCAACCTCAGTTCATCAAAGTCACCAAATCTAAACCGTTTTTGATGCACCCATTTAAGCTTTTCCACCACGGCCCTGGCGTTTTCTATCTGCCACATTATTTCCGTTACGGCAAATCCTTTACCGATGGCATCGAGAAGGTCCAGCATAGCGTCTTCCAAGCCTTCAAATTCAAACATTTCCCTGACCATATCAGCAGCTTTTACATCCTGCGGATCATTTGAATAGGGCATAATCTCCCAATCCAATCCAAGCACGGCGTTTTTCCTGGTCTGCAAAATGGAATACAGGTGAGTATCCTTTTCCTCCATTTCTTCAAAAAGTTCAGCCTGCCGGTAAATGTCTCCCTGGTCAGCTTCGCGAAATATCCTGCCTAATCGCTCAGGGGTAAGACCCTTTGACGGGTACCCGGAGAACTTATCACGCACGGAGGCAACCGCAATCTCTCTGGTTATCGGTTTTTTAGAACTTATTGGCTTTCCGTCAGGACCAACTATTTGTGCCAATTAATACGCCCCCTTGCCGTTAAAATTGCGCCGACTTTGAACTTTTTCATACTTCACCGGGCCAGCCTTGGCAGACTTTTGCGCTATACTAAACGCAGCCTCTAAAGCGTCAGGTCCGTCATCGTGACTGGCCATTGGATATTGCCTCAGTTGCTCCAGCAACCTTTTATGACGTGGGTTAAATTTGATATACCGGTTTTTAATACTCGGTTGCAAAGTTTGAATTCTGCCATGTTTATCACTGATCTGATTAACCTCTTCAATTGGCAAGTAAATGCCGGCCTCTGCGCTGCGCTTGGCCAACTCTTCTTTTAAAAACCACTGGAACTGGTTTGTCTCACAACCGAATAATGTAAAACCGCGCCCAAATGACTTTCTTAAATAGCGTTCTTTTTCAAGAATATCGTCAATAATTCGGTCAGGATGCCTTCGCTCAATATCCGCATCAAATACGTACAGGTAACCAGTTTTAATATCTTTGGCCAGCGTAATAATAGTAGAGAAGTCACTTTTCTTTTTATGCCCTTTCCCGCCAAGGGACGGGTCTACAAAACCATAAAACCGGTATATGTCTTCGTTAAAGTCAATAGCTGCCTCATTGTAATAATCAAACCATTCCTCGTTAAACAGGCAGTCTTCGGGATTGATCGGCTCATTCTGCTCTTCACTGTTGAATGAAGCCTCACCCTCAGAAATCCTCATAACCATAAGTTCGTAATATGAAAGCTTGTCCTCCCACAGCACCTTAGTGCCTGCAAGCATATCTCTTTTATTGACTTTAAAAAATTCCAGCGCGTCTCGTTCCCTGTTTTCGTTGTCAAGGTCAATAAAAATTTCTTCCCAAATATCCCATAACTCTTTGTTCTCGGCCCATGATATAACTGCCTGATATTTAACTGATTGATAGGCTGGATTTTTAAGTACCTTGGATAACAGGGAATCATAATGCAATATTGTCCCTATATAAACAATGTCCGTATAATCGTCGCCAGCTTTGCTGACTGCTTTAAAAAACCAGTTCTCTAACTTTTTTCTTTGTTCGGGAGTGCGGACGTTTTCATCATTTTCAATATCATCCAAAACAATCAGCGCCGGACGCCAGTTCTTATGTCTGCGTCCACGTATTTTTTTGCCGCTACCTATAGCTTCAATTTTTATTCTTGTAGAAGTTAGCAGCACATCCTCGCGCCAGGCTTTATTACCTTGGAGGTCTCCAAAGTCTTCCTTTAAAGCCTGGTTCTCTTCTAGCTCTTCCCTGATGTCGGCTAAGAATCCCTGAGCCTGATCGGATGAGTCGGAAAGAATAAGTATGTACGGCTTATACTCATAGACAATAGCATGCAAGGTGTCTTTAAAAGTTAGGTTAGTACTCTTTGCATGACCCCTTGGCGCAGCCACCGCACGGCGACAACCGGGCATCCTCTGTATTTTTTTAACCTCATTACTTGATAGAGGTATCCTTCCTTTAAGCACTCCGTTTTGCCAGATTCTATCTAATTCCCTATGAAACTCCGGCGTTTCTCTGGTAAAATAATGACCCAGGTATGCCCTGCCGAAATACTCCAGGTCAATAGCAGCAAGCTTCTTTCTCAACCCAGCCGGCCCGGTAAGCATTGCACCATTGCGATATTCTTTTAATAGCTCCAGCCTCTCTTTGCTGATATCGCGCTTAACATAGTGTTCAAAAAGCTTAACGGTTATTTCGTAATCATCAGAGGTTTTATCTTTTACTCCAATACCGACAAGGTCGTTTAGAATGCCCATATTTATTGCCTCGCTTCTCTGGCCTGCTGCTCAACTATGCTGGTGAGCTTATTTAAGAGTTCAGGATTGGAATTAATCTCGCCGCGCAGCGCCTCCTTAATCCGGTTAGCCGCAGCGTCAACACCCTTATTGAAGTTAAACTTCAACGTCTCCCGGCGCACCCCGGAAGACTCCAAATTCGCAAGTGCTTTGAGAATTTCTGTTATCTTTGCGCCTTCCAGGTCAGTGGTATCAACTTTCATTAAAAATTCCATAATCAGCTGCGTTGCCAGTTGGTTTGCCGCCTCGGCTATTTCAGTCGCCGGCGCGTCCGGGTTAACGTCAACTATCGCCTTGGCCTGCTCTTTAACAACCTTCAGTCTTTCAAGTCTGGATAGAAAATCTCTACCGTACCTATGCGCCGCGCTCCTGGATATATCATGGCCCATCCCATTAAGCCAGTCGGCAACCTCTTGGTAAGTGTAGCCGTCAACAAGCTTTCGATTAACAGCCTCAATAACTTCGTCGGGTAGAGATTCTATCTTATAATGTTTGCGTTTTTTCCTGCCCACTACAGCACCACTCCGGGATCAGCCGGAACGTTTCCCTCAAGCAAGTCAACACCTGCCGCAGTGAGTTTAGCCAAAGTCCTATTGACACCCATTAGATCGTCTTCCTCTTCCCAAACTTTCACATAACCTTTATCAGCCAGGTAATCCAGGTATCCTTTGAGGATAGCAGGCGAAGTTGAATAACTGCGATCATTAAGCGTAATCTCCAGCAGTTCCAAGCTTGCCGGTCCGGGATACGCAACCTTTAAAACTTGCATTAGATGGCCGCGCACAATTCTGGCTTCATACCGCTGCAATCCATTACTCACTTTTTATCTCCTCCAATCATCCGGTTAAGGTCATCCGGTTAAGGGTCTTGTTTATTTCTCCAATTTCCTTACTGATATTGTCAACTTTTGAGTCAAGGGCAGCTATGGCCCTAATGAAGTCATCACGCAGGACATAATGACGGGGCAGCTGCGCTTTCATTTCTGCAAAATCCTCTTGCAGCTTGTTAATTTTTTCATCCTGCTCCTTATGTTTTTCCTTTACCGCCTGGCGTATGTCACGCAGGAAGTATGCGATAATCCCGGCCGAACCACATAAAAGACCAAATAGTATTGTCACCGCCGGCTTGTAAAGTTCAATAGGTAAATCAGTCATTTTAGACCTCCAAAAATAAAAAATCCCAGCTATACTGGGATTTTATTTTTAACAACTTCCTGATTCAAATAAAGTTCTTAATTAAATTAATTTTTATAGTTCAAGACAGGAGGAATCCACAATCCACCCACTACTTCCCCTCTTTCCACCTTGCCAAGGGCATCAGCTTCTAGCATGTTTAGCATTCTCATTCCTTCCGGCAAGGTGCCTTCTTTTTGTCGTTTTGCTATCTCAGCTACCTCTTTTCCTTCGCTAACTATAGGACCTACATAAAAGCAGTCTATCTCCTCCCCATCCCTCACGAATGCCGGATGTGTGACTATCTTTCCGTCAGGAAGCTTAATCTTAAATTTATCTACTTTCGTTACGCCTTGCGTTTTATCTCCCATTTATTCCACCTCTTCCATAGGCAACTAATCGTATTTTTTTAACATTTTCTATTTCATTCCAACCCGAAATCAAGCAAAGTAGGACCCAAGTTCTCATCCTCGGCCACAATTTGCCTGATCCAAACTTCGGTTAACCCGTACTTTCTGGCCAGTTCTTTAAAGTTTCCTATCTCCTTAAAATCATTTTTTATTTTTTCATCACGTATTCTACGCATAATAATATCTAGTTTAGGCAGATACATAGCCGTGCCCTGGTACCTATCAGCTATTTTCATAACAGCCTCAAGACCTATTAAGTCAGTAAGCTCACGGTACGGCTCCGGCAGATCGTCAGCGCGAACCTCACTCATCCACTTTTCCACTGAAACCACCACCTTTTTATATATTCAAAAGCATTTTTTGTCAATCGACATGTTCCTTACTTCGCCCGCTGCCTCCATAGCTCATGGTTAAAATTCTCCTGAAAATGCTTGCATCCATTTTCAACACATTTTTTCTTACTGGCCTGCCTATACGTTAGCCATAAACGGTGATAACTGCACCAACCATATCTCTGGCTTGGCTTTGGCGGTTTATCCCAAATACATATTGTCATTAGCCTCAACCCTTCGCATCCTTTTTACGATCCTCACGCTGCTTAACTTTCTTCAAGCCTTCTATCACGCGCCAGGCCATATCGGCAGCAAGCCAGTTCAAATTTTCTATGCCGGTATTCTTTTTTACAAAACCCATTAGCCGCTTGGGATTATCAGACCAACCAAGCTCCTTGGCCATCTGCTGAATTTTCCAAAGCTGCTGCTTTGAGGCCATATGTAAACCTGGTTGATTACCCTTGCGCTGCTCCAAATAATCAATAACCCTGCCGGCCTGAGACTTGGTTAAGCCGGAGATACTATCGGAGCCGGTCAAATTTTTCACTATTGTCCTGATTAAATCCTCATCAATTTCTAATTCTTTAGCTGACACCCATATCCTTCTCAGTTGAGCCTTACTAACCACGGCCACAATATACACCACCTTTACAGTAAAGGACAGCGGAAATCCTCTCCGTCCATAATCAATACATAGCACATTTCTCTTATCCGTGAGACAATCCGTTCCCATGCCAGCACCGGGTTGCCTTTTTTATCCATTATAAGCTTTTCCAGCGGTAAATTAGTCGTAATAATCGTTGGCAGCTGCTCAATATACCTGGCGTTAATAATCAGGTACAGTCTTTCCACCGACCAGTCAGAGCCTTTTTCTGATCCCAGGTCGTCAAGCAGAACCAGGTCGGCCGATTTTAAAAGCTCCAGGCGCTGCTCAGCTTCAGCTTGTCTATCATTTCCAGACTTAGGACGCAGCGAATCTAAAAGATCAGGCACCACCCCGGCCACAGCCGAAACAGATTTTTCAAGCAGCGCATTTAAAACTGCAAATGCTATATGACTTTTTCCTGTACCGGTCGGGCCGACTAAACACAATCCATTCTTATTTTCATTGCGCAATTCCGTAAACCGGTCAACATATCTCACGGCTGAGCGGTGAGCCTTTGGCTGCCTCTCAACAATAAAGTTATCAAGCGTCTTGCTCCGGTACCGGCGCGGAATCTTCGCCGTTTGAAATAACCTGTCTATTTTCTCTTGCTTTCTTTTAGCCTTAACGCAGCTGCATTCTCTGCAGGTGTCAGTGCCATCAATATTCTCAATAATCCACCCGGTCCCGTCACACAAATTAAACTGGCAGCTCGTCGTCATAGAGTGCGCTGAGTCCCTGGCCGTAGCTCCCACGATGCGGAGCGCCTTTATTGCCGATACCGGACCGCCCATTACTATCACCAGCTTTCAAAATATACTTTGGCCAAAACGCTTCGATCCGGGCCAAGTGGTCAACTTTATCGCCCCAAAAGTTGTCCTTAAAAGCCCAATCCATACAGCCCTTCCACTCCTCCACCGACGGGGCCTTATCCCCGGCCAGCATATGCCTTGCCGTAGTAAGCTGCTTTAAATGCCAGTCGCGCGGAAACTTGTGCGCCCCGCGCTCGCCCAATTTTTCCTTTAAGTATGCAACCAGGGCTTTTTCCGAATCGGAAAAGCCCCGGTTTTTCTTAGTGCTTGCCATATTAGCACCTCACTGCATCCAGTGCCTTGCCACCACCACAGCGGCCAAAAGATACCCGGCGGTAAACCCAATTAAAACATAAGCGCATTTATCCGCCAACCTCATGGTATTAACTTCTCCCGGTCTGTTTCGTACCAAAAAACATCCTGCACGGTTTTCCTTGCGCCCACGGATGCAATAACCTCATCCGGGTACTCACGCAGCCGCTCTTTATTAACAGACTCCTTAACAACAATGCAATCATCCATCTTGCGTAACCGCAAAGCGTTTATAACCGCCTTGGCGCTGCGCACCAAAATCTTGGTGCTTTGCCGGAAACCAACCTTGCCAAAATTCAAATTCCTGCTTTTACCCTTAATATCATCACGGTTTAATTCGGTAAACTCTTTAACTTCCTGGGCCAACCTGGCAACGCGCTCCTGGATCGGCTTGGCCTTCATCTCTGCATCAAGCTTTAAGTCCTGGATTTTAGTGTTCATTTCACCCTCAATGGACTCCAGTTCCAGTTCACACTCGCAAATTTCTTTGAGGTTTAAATTCACCTCATCCCAGCTTTTAAGGGCAGTCCCCTCCATCCTTTTTCTCGCCATAATCATCCTCCTTCGCTATTCGCTCTCCTATGCCTTAATCAATTCAATAACACTGTTATTTTTAATTAAATGGTTTTTTAAAGAATTAAAAGACGTCCAATAGTGACGGTAGCTGGTAAATTTAGCGTCTGGATCAGGTATCCCGGAGAGCTTGCGCATCCTCTTTGATACTTTACCTAAAGCCTTTTTCTGCTTTGGGGTATATAGTGACCTTTGTATCGGCCTGTAAAATCGCCTCCGTTCTTCGCAATCGTTAGTTAGCCATTTAATATTTATCTTGTTATTAACGTAGACCACAATGCCATTCGAAAACTGGCTAAGTCGAGTTAAAACCAGCGTTATTTTATAGCCGTCACATCTTAGCTCAACCGGAGTATGCAGGTTTTCCAAAGACTTTCTAATCGCTTGCCAACCATCCTTGTCTATAACGTTTGGCTTGTCATTATTTTCTAAACTATTACTCAATCCGTCACCTCCGCCGGGCCGCGCCTTTCATCTTCCACAGCTCGCTCCAGGGTAGCCATTGCCAGCTTTAAATTATTTCTAGTCTCATTTTCACAATCAACACACAGGTTATGCGCGGCGTCAATAATAGTTTCAATTGCTTCATCTTGTGTTATCAAATTTCCCTGCAAGCTCCGAACCGCTACCCTAACCGTATCGCCAAAACTCATATTAACCGCCAAGTAAGCTCACCACCTTACCATGCTTGCTACGACCTCCACTACCGAAAACTCTTTTTCTAATAATAGATTTTTTAATACGCTTCACCCCTTGCAGGGTTCTACCAAGCATCTTTGCTATCTCGTCATCAGATACACCTTGCACCACCAGGTATTCCAACTGCTTCTTTTCAAGTTTGGTCCATGATCCAAGCTTAACAACATTGGGATACTCACCTGGTTTTGGCAGTGGTATCGGTGCATCCTTTGCGACCATAGCCGCTTGCTTTAATGGCTGCGCAATTTCCTCTTTGTTTTCACGAACCGGTATAACAAAAACTTTCATGTCTTCAGCTGAAACAATCTCAACCTCCAAACTTAACCAAAACTCTTTGATCCTGCAAAACCCCTCACCGGTTGCAATATTGATGCAAGCGATCAGGTCTTTCTTTGCTGCCACATTCCACACCTCCGGGTAATGTTTTGGCCGGTGGCACTACCTAGAAGTTAAAGTAATTTAACCTAACCTCTTTGATCCTTGGAATTTTACTGCCGCCCATTCGGTTGCATCTTTGGCCCCAGTAAATTGCGCAGCGATAATAATACCTGCACTTGCTATCTCTACATTCCAACTTTGCCGCACTCAACTGCTTTCTGGTCAAAATCAATCCCCCTTTCGTGGCTCCTCATTCAGGTACCGGGTGCCAACCCGGACGAGGGGAGGGCCTTTCGGCACCGGTAAAATATTCAATTGCCATTTGCAGTAATTTGCAATACAATTTAGATGCGTATTTATCTGCGCGTCATTAGGCGTTGAAGCTAAGCACTATTTGGCCTAACTCTTGGACAAGGTCAGGCTTGATCTGTTCGCCGGCTGTTACATCCAGCAGGCGTCCAAGTGCCTTAACCAGCTGCCTGATGCCGCGCCGGCGACCTATGCTGGCCAACATCTTTCTGGCTTCGGGAGCTAAGTTAACCCCGTCCAGGAATTCGTTGGCCTCATTTTCCGATATACCGCTAAGGTTGGAATAATATCCGATCCGATCTCTCAGCCTTGCCATTTCCGGCCTGTCCTCGGCATACATCAAAATCCGCTCTTCCAGTACATTGTTGCCGCAAAGAATTATGCCGCAATTTTTTGACTTGTCATAGACAGCCCTGATCACTTCCAGCACCTGAGGTCCGGTCACCAAATCGGCCTCGTCTACTATTATCAGGCGCTTATGTTTTTTAAGTTCCTTAACGATTTTTCTTAGTAGCGTTGATGAAGAGCCTTTAGGATCAGTTTCTAGCGCCTCGGCTATGTCAATCAAAACGCTTTTAACAGTGCTTGTTTTGTCGCATGTCACTATAACTACATTCAAAAAATTCTCCCTTTGGTAAGCTTCAAGAGCGAATGTCTTACCTGTGCCAGGATTACCGGTAATCAAACCGAACTCGTTGTCTCGGTGGCACGCCTGGCAGGTACCATACACTCTCTTGGAATCTTCGGTTACAATAAAACCTAACTCTTTAATGTTTTTCTTGAATTTCGGTGTAGTTGGCTTAACAACTTCCGCATTATCACTACTTTCTCCCAATCTGCCGATCCTGGATAAATATCCGCGTACAGCCGTTAGCATTTCTTCGCTCTCGGGATAATTACCATTGAGATACCGGCTCACAGCCGGCCTGGATAAACCTATTTCCCTGGCAATATCACTAACCGTTGTACCTTCCTCGCTAACGAGTTTCTTTAACAGAATCCTTTCATGAGACCAGTTATCTTCCAAATTAGCCATTAATAGCCCTCCTATTTAATTTGATTGGTTGCCTAATTTCCTAATATACTCATCGAACCTGCCGTTATTGGCAGCTTGCTTTTTAGCCCGCTTTCCGGATGCAGTAGTATTCTTATCTGCCTTAGAGGCTTCTTCCATACCGGTGATCATCCGCACATCGCCCTGATCGGAGGTCTTGCCGGTGATCCGGTCCGGGCCGCTTTCCTGGCGGTTGGCCACCACATCCTCCAGAGTTTCCTTATACTCGGCCAGGCGTGCCTTGATCTGTTTTTTCCTGCGTGCCCGCCTTTTAAGAAACTCTTTGATATCGTCTTGTGATGCGCCCCACTGCATTAACTCCCTGTTAGTTGCTGTGCATACATACTTTCCGGTGGTAGGATCAAACACCAGCAGCTCGCCGATCCGGTTGGGATCGTACCTGATGACCACCTGACGCCCGACATAGCTTTCCAATGCCTGATGCGTATACCAGCGGCGCTTGCCCACTGTGCCGAAACGTTGGATGCCGCTTTCGTGTACCTTGGCCTTGTCCACGTCCATGAGGCAAATATCCAGTACCCGTTCTTCCGGGAGTCCCTGTCTGGCCTTGGGCAGTCTTTCGTACTTTTCATAGGGACTCATGCCTAGTGAGCTGTGCAGCGTGTTATGGTAGATATGAATGTAAATTTCAAGTAGAGCATACAGCTCTTCCAGTTCCAACAGCTCGCCGCGCTCGGCCATTTTCTTTTCATCAAGTCCGTATGGGCGGCTCTTATTATCGGACCCGCAATAGCCGGGCAGGTACCTGGAAAATTGACCGGTCAGGGTACCGAACCATCTTTCCATATGACCCTTGGCCCACGGGCTGTATGCGGTTGCAAACATGGCCTTGATGTTAAGAATGTCGCAGGCGCTGCGCACCTCGCGCGAATATTCCCAATCCTTACTTTTGCGCCCCTTCTTAACCTGAGCCACATAATCCTTACCATTGTCGATATACAGAACTTCCGGAATCCCGCAAATCGGCGTTTCAGTTCCGGCGTAATCATCCAGCTCAGCTATATCCCAACCCAGCGAATAGAGCGCGCCGGCCATCGGCTTACTAATAGCCCCGTCCCAACCGGAAATCTTCTTGCGCAACATCCCGTGTCTAAGCGCCAGGGCAATGGTCCTGCCGTTGCATTGCAGGGCCAAAGTCACGCCGGTTATTGTCCTGGAGGCCACGTCCAGCCAGGCGGTCAGCCAGGGCCTTACCGGCTTGCCTTGATAGGCCACGAAAACGTCCATTAAATGATGATCGCCTTCCCATATCTGGTTGACGTACTCTGGATCATTCCGGACGGCTTTCTCGGCAAACCTCTTCATGTATTCCTCTTCACCTTCGCGGGCCAGACAAACCAAATCCGGCTCGTTTTCCTTTAAGTCTTCAATTACCCGGTAAATAGTGGCCCGGCTGGGTACCGGGTACCCGTTTTGCTCGCAGAACTTCTTGACCTTTTTATGCACATGGGCCACCTTGGGCTTGTTCAGCTGCAGCCATTCAGCGCGGGCAAATTTTTCAACATCATTGTCCACTGATCTGCGCATCTTGCCCTTGCCCAAACTGGGTAACTGCCTCATAAGAGCTGCCACACCTCCTTGCTTGTAATCTTTAACTCTGCGGTATAACGTGGCCGTTGATATGCCGTACCTGTCAGCTATCTCAAGCGCCGCGTCAGTCTTATTTCCTGTAGCATCTAAAAATTCCAACACAGGCTTAGCATCAAACTCAGCCTTTTTCAGCATTTTTCTAAATTGGACTTTACCCACCAAAGCCTCAATCTCAGCCAAATTCATTACCTGGGTATCGCTGCTTGCAGCCGGTTCCTGCTTTTCCTCCGGCTTATCTTTAACCAGCTCCACAGGTGCCGGCTCCTGCCCGTTTTTAAAATAGAACCGGCGGCGGGCCGTGGCGGAAAGGGAAGAGAGTGCAACCATATATCCCTTTCCGCCACCACCACAACCGGTGGTAATCTTTTGTTTTCTCGCTATCCACTCGCCATTGCTGGCCTTCCTATATGCCGCCTGGCGCGATATACCTTCAAGCTGTGCCGCCTGGCTGGTAGTAAGCCAGGTTTCAATTTCCTGCCGCGCTGTGTTCACTTTCTCCCCCCCTCTAAAGGTGGTTATATGTATCGAAAATTCTCACTAGTATCCCCCCATAGGGGCACCCGCCTCCCATGCCGAACTTTCAAGGTGCCAACCAAACCAACAGGGGAGGGGGTGAAATATGTGGATGGTTTTAAAACTTTTTATCTTTCACACGCTTGCAAAGACTTATTAAGAAGTTGCTATACAAAAGCTGATATTAAAGGTATTGACAATTATGCGTCCTGCTTTCCTACACATGAAGCAGTTGATCTAAAAAGGTTAGAGTTAAAGCATGGGATAAATAATGTTATTAATCAGCTTAAAAGTTGCATAAATGAACATCAGATGCGAAAAGTAATTAAGTCTCAACCCATTGACATTAAATTTTTCTTATTTGAACGACTAGCTGTAATTTCAACTGTTTTGGATAAAAACAAAATTGATGCTGTAAAAATTGAATCAACTAAACCTATTGGACTTGCATTTGCTGAAGCGATCGATAATACTTGGCAAATATTCGTTGATCCTTTGGAAAGGAAGGGTTTGTCAGTGTCTGAATTTTCTTTGAGTATGATTCGATAA